ATCGTTGTAGGCGTCTCGCAGGTTTTTATACGGAGCAGAAGTTCTGTCTACCGAAATGTTCCCCGTCTTCATCCCTAGCTTGCGCCACTGCTGGATAGACTCGATACTAAAGATACCGTCGTATGTTACCGCCTTGATCGGGTAGCCATAGACATCACGTAGCTGCTTAATCCAAGTACGTACTTCAGCAAAATCTATCTCGTTGTTACTATCCGGCTCGATAGAGCAAGCAAGCTCTACGGTTGCCACAGGAAGGCTCTCTATCGCCCCATTACTGCGCGTAGTCGTAGTAAGCCCATCATAGCGCAACATAGCTATGCCGCACCTGTCACCTGTCTTCGACAAGTCAACATGGACATATCGCGGTTTCGACGGGTCGGTACAGTAGTGATTGAACTTAACCACTGGCATACCATCCACGCCAAGGATAACGTTGTCCTTGACCAAGATAGACGCCAAGCCCTCTTCCTCGCCGGCAGAAATAGCTTCGTAGATCTTGAACCGACGCTGTATGAACGGCGAAATAGAGCTAGTGGAGATACCACATATGTCTCGCAGAGCAGAGTGCGGGTCTCTACGGAACTCACTCTCGTACTCCACAGGTATATCCAATATTCTGGCACCCTCCGGATAGCTATCGCCCTCCTCCAGGATACGAACATCGTTTAGTACGTCGTTGCCTACCAGCAAACGGAAGCGCTCGCCACAGAAGTTTTCCTGCGGCTTCACCTCATACTGAGCCTTGTCGTATATGTAGACCCCGCGCTCGTTGTGGTCTAGTACTTGCTGCTTGCGCTTATCTGTGAAGTCCCCGCGATATCGAGTAGAGGAGGAGGTACATACAATACCTATCTTAGGCCCTGGCTTGGTGAAACGGCCCTTCACCCGCCGCGTCATAGAACTGTGGATAGTCTGCGCTTGGTCATACACACCGGCTCTACCGGTAGTGACCTCCGCACGCTTAGACCGGAGAACCACGTTCATGAAGTTAATTTCATCGATAATGCCGGCTACAACAGCCTCACCCAAGATGGAGTCGGCATCTACGCCCGCGAAGGTCACACGAATGTTCTTCTCCTCGAAGATCATTTCAGACTCGACCAGTTTGCTCGGCCTAAGATGCTTCTGGAAATACGGGATGTTCTCTACCATATGCCGAAGAGGATCATAGATAACCTTCTTCGTCACGTGCGGTTTAGCCGCCATGATCGGGAACACTATCGACGTAGCCTTGGGCAAACCGTAGTACGCCTGCGGGTTGTCAATACAAGACAACAAATACAGGTGATAAAGAGTGGTTAGCTTGCTTATCTCCGTCTTGCCAGTACCCGTTGCCCCCATGAGTAGGATTTCATGGCACGCCTCGGGCATCCCCTTCCACCAGTCTTTATTTGCGGCTACTACAGCGTCCCGTACCTCGGGCCAAATCTTCAAGTCGGTAGCGCCAATGAACTCTTCGCTGACAAGGAATTCCTCGATAGAGACAGGTGCGTGGGTTAGGTGCTTCATGAAGTTGAAAAGCACATTGTCGTTACTATAGACCCTGCGCTCCAACGCTGTAGCGTACATCTCCCCGAACAACTTGTTCTCGCAGCGCTCGGCTTCCTCCCACGCCGCTTGGACCATAGCCCGCGCCTGCTCGGATACGCCAGGGGCGCTACCCGGCGTCGGTCTTCTTCCTCGACGGATACGGTTCATAGATCGATGTTTTCCTGGTCACCAGAATCGATATCGCGCGTAGCGTTACTGAACTCTGCTCCTCCTCCAGAAAGAAGTCGCTCGGTGTTTTCCATCAACCTACGCACATCCGACACGCCCTTGCCGTCTTGAGCCATCTTAAAGCGCAGAACGTCATAGACGCCTGCTGTCTGGAAGAACCGGTGCATATCGTTCTTGGCCGCAAGCGCGGTTCGCACCGCAGCTAGACGTAGCGGCATAGGGAGATCGTGCTTCGACGCTGCACGCATAGCCATAGCCGCGGCTTCCTCGTAGTAACCTTTGCTGTCACCTACGATCTCGTCTATGTCTAGGGCCCTGGATTCAGACCGCAGCCGAGATTTAAGTTCGTCCCTGTCGCGGTATATCTGCGATAGAGACACCCCTAGCTGCTCGGCTATCTGATCCAAAGGAACCCCACGCATCATCAAGCGGTGTAGTAGCTTAAGGCGATACTCGCGCTCGTACGTGGTCGCCCTGCGACGCACTTGGTCTAGGCGCCCGCGGGGATTAAAGTCTTCGTGTGGTGTGCCTGCCACTACCTCGCCCTCTGGGGGTGTAGGTACCCTAGCAGCCCTAGCATCGGCGTACTCACCTACCCGGTCGTCCGGTGTGAGGCTGGTACCCTCCGCAGTCGTAGAGTCAGATAGTGAGGCACCCGTAAAGGCGAAACCGCCCCTTCCCCTACGAGAGATACGACGCCCTACTGTCCGCTCACCACCTTCTCTGTCATCCATATCTCACCTCTTAGTACATACGCTCGTAGAGAACTGGAGCCACCGGCTAGTAACCGCATAGTCAATAAAGCCTGCCTGAATGCACATATCCTCAAGCCACGCGGGGCTTGTAGGCCACATCGAGTTCTTCAATGCTGCGGTCTTCGCGGCAATCTCTCCCAGGGTATAGCCGTTGCGTACGCGGAAGCGCATGTACTCATCCGCGAACATACCAGCGTACGTATCGGTAACAGTGTCTTTCTGGCCGAGTATTAGTACCCCTCCCGATTTCAGGGTCTCGTACGCCCAACGCAACGCCTTTAGCTTATCCGCGTCGCTCTGTATGAACTGTAATACGTACATCATGCACACGATATCTGCGGTCCTCGGTGCTGGCGGAAGATCTTCTATCTTCGATACTACAGGAGTCACCCAAGGAATGTCCGCGGTAAGAAGCGTGAGCATGGGAGCGGACGAGTCTATCGCCTCCAGGTCTATGCGGGGATGTCTCTTGGTGTACGGCCATTGCAATTGATTGCAAATCTCTTTGAAAAACTCCCCGCGAGACGCACCGACATCTACTACTTTCGTGCGCTCTTGATCCAGGAATCGGTCTAGTAGCAAAGAGACATGGAGTCTGTGCGCCTCCGCATACATCGGGATAGATCGCGCGGCCATGTCCGGGAATACCGCCGCCACCTCTTGGTCGAACTCGAACTTATCAACGTTCGAAGGGTAATGCACTATACGCTTTCCCACGATATCTACAGACATATGTCCGTCGCCTCTATCTAAGTTTAACGCCGAGTCGCTTGCCGAAGCACTTCTTAGCGTGCTTGCTGAGACCCATGTCCTGCCCGTCACTGTAGGGCAACTCAAACTCTAGTTCTAGAGCCTGAGATAGCACATTATAGTTGATACCTTTAGGTGCAGTCAGCTTGAAGTAGAAGACATTCCCTCCCGGCCAATACTCCCTCTTCAACCACAAGCGAGAAAACATCTCCTCGGCTTCCTCCCGCGTGTGGAACTTCTGTATCTTCGGCGACTTAACTACGTCACCCACACGAACCCCTGGCTCAGAGTCAAATACAAAGTAGTTAGCTTGCCGGATTCCGCCGTATTCGTAGACAAAATCGGATATATCTCTGCACGTACCGTATATCGTAGTACTGCGATCCGATAAGGCATGCACTATAGCCAACACCGCCATACGATCTCGCGGGAACGGGATGCTGTTCAACACGGAGGCCAAGAATATGGACGTAAATTTTCTGCCGTCCGCGATCTCGTCTAGAAACTCTCTAGCCTTCATGCGCGAGTAGTCGGGCGAGGGCGTACCTACACCGCTTTCCGGGTCTATACGGTATGGCTCAAATTCCGTGCAGTGCATCCCTCGGGCCTCTAGGAAAGGCTTTACTTTGCACAAACCCGCACCGAAATCCAACAAGTCCGACCCGTGCAAATCTCGGAAGTTTCGCCAGTACTCCGGACTGTACGAGTCTCGGTCTAGCAGGGTCTTACCCCCGTTCGCCCAGAAACGATAAGCCTTCGGTACATTCCCTCTATTGTTCTGGGGGCGACGGAAAGCCGAGTACCGCATCATGCGGGCAAAGTCCTCATCGACATGGAAATCCATGCTCAGATAGTTGAGGAAATTCAAGGCCACCTTGGCGTACTCATCCGGTATCTCTATGATCGGCCACTTCTTTACCCCCGCCTCCTTGGCAGCAAACAAGCGATTGATACCGTTCACAATCTGCCCAGACGAAGACACTACTACCGGTATCTGTACGCCCATCCGCATGAGGCTGGTAGCGATAACCACAGCTTTCTTGTCGTATCTGTCTGAATCGCCCTTGCCCATACTTGCGATACTCTTGAGTTTGCAATTGAGTGCAAACCAGTCTTCGCCTTCATGGTCGGGTAGCTCCTCCGCGGCCTCGATTACCGTCTCAATGCTCAAGCGCTCCTGCGCCGACGACCCGGTATCCAGCGCCCCAAAGTCGTTGGTGGCCCTGTTGAACAGGATGTTGATACCTTGGATATCTTTCTCGGCGACTTCAATAGTCACGACTGGAATGTTTTCAATCCCTAGATCTGTCGCTACCCTCTGTCGCTGGTGTCCGGATAGCAACATTCCTCCCGGAGTAGCATATACAGGCATCAAAAAGCCTAGTTTAGCGAGGGACAGGCGTAGTAGCCCTAGACGAGCGTCGTCGGCCTTGCGGGGGTTCTTCTTGTCCGGAATAAGGGCCGTTATGGGTGTGTTCTTTATCATGTCGATTCTGCCCGAATGCCTAGCCTGCGCTTGAGTTCTGCCGCGATAGCCAACTCATCGTAGTCGCATAGCTCGCGGATACCCGCCACCCAATTACGGTAGTCACTGGCCGGGATAAAAAAGACGATCTCGCCTATGACAATACGTGCAGTGGCTGGGGCTCTCCGCTCCACCCTACGCACACGGTCCCGAGCCTCCTGATCGATAAGGTTATCCGTGTTAAGGCAGTCGTCGGCTACTGCGTCGGTAAGACAATCTATCTCTTCCTGTGCAAAACCGTAGTCAGTAAAGACAATCCCCGAGCCTTTCAGCCTGCCTAGTTCGGGAGCCAACAGATCGAAGTCCCAGCGAGCTAGTTCGGCAACCTTGTTATCGATAATCCGGAAGGCGTCGATCTGGTCTTCTGTAAGAAACTCGGCTTTGATAACCGGTACTTCCGATAGGCCCAGGGTTTTAGCTGCCTCTACGCGTGTATGCCCCGCTACCAGTACGTTGTTGACGTCAACTACTACCGGTACGAGGAACCCGAACGCACGGATGGAATTAGCTACTGACTGTATCGCCCCCGCATTGTCTCGCGGGTTGTAGGCGTAGGGTGCCAAGGTATTGATGTCCATGTAGGACATACTTATCTTGGTATCCATGGGGGAAGCTGGCGCGGCTTTGCGCGTCCTGCGCTGACGTTTCGCTACTGGCTTCATCGACTCACCTCTATGTGCTTCTGCCTAAACCACCGTCTGCTAGTCCCGCGCATAGCAGCTAGCTTCATCGCTCATGCGCACCTCACCAGACGATAGTGGAATAAAAAAGGGGGCATAGCCGTATGACTATGCCCCCGCTTACCCCCTAGCGGGGTAGTGCGTTACTCCTCTTCTTCTTCCTCGACCTTCTTGGTCTTGGAAGCAGTCTTACCCTTGGCCGGGACCTTGGCTGCTGCCTTGGCCGACTTCTTCGGCTTGATGTTGAGGTATTCGGCGCCCCACTCGGTAACGATGTGTTCGAAGACAGCCGCGAGGTCTTGGGTAGCAAGCGTCTGGGCCGCTTCTTCCAGGATCTCGGTGACTACCGTAGCGTTCTCCTCGAACAGGCGGAACTTGAAGGTGACGCGCTTGCGAGTGGCCTTGCCTTCGCCCTTGCCAGCGACGTACTGCTCCTTGATCGTGTCCTGTAGGTCGGCGACCGT